CTTCGCAGTATGCTCGATTCCAATAGCGCCCACGGTAGAGCGGAGTGACCTCTTCTACGGTCAGGTGGCGCATACAATCTTCTGACACCACAGCGCCAACCCAATCCTCCCACGTCAGCCTAGTGACGCCGTGGTTGGTCATGCCGCCAGGGTCGGCAGGATGATTACAGAACCCGCCCTCGAAACCGAGCGTCAGGTTTAGCGCTTTCTCAAAATTCTCTTTCATTACTTGTTCCGCAGTAGTTGGTCTTTCGCTTGGCTACCGGCTGATGAGCCAAAGTAGAAAGCGATTATGCCCGTCCACGCGGTCCCAAGGGAACCCAACATCATCATTAATGCGTCAGAAGTCTTAAATTGTTCCGTCATCAGACCAACCAAGATGCCGAAAAATCCAACAGTGATTGACAGCGCTAGCACCGATGGAATGATCGACTTGGTAGACGATTGCATATCCCGCGCTGACTTGCGGTCCTCAACCGAGAGTTTCTCGAAGTCGAGCCCAAGCTCCTGCGCTCGAGCTGCCATCTCAATCTCTGCCAGCTTGATCTGACCGATCTGTTCCGAGGTCAGCTTGCCGCTCTCAATCGTTGACTGGACATCCTTGGGATCGATTCCGATGGCTTTGGATACTGCTTCAACGGCTAAACCCGCCAGCGGGCCACCCAGCGCTGATGCAATTGTCGGAGCAACGCTTTTGAGCCATTCCATATTACTTGTCCTTTAGCTTGTTGATCTGCTCCCAAGCAGATTTCATTTTCTCTTCAAGCACAGCGACCCGCAGATCCAGCTTTGAAAGCACTATGATCAGAGTCACCAGACCGAGCAGAACCGGCCATGCTTTCAAAAACAGATCAACGATCTCCATCACCGAGACCAGTGATTGATGAACCAACCTGCTAGTGTGCTTATACCGGAGACGATGGCCATGCCAAACCAGAGACCACCTTTAGACTGATTGGCCAAAGCTAAAAGTTTTTTGACGTCGGCCTGCATATCAGCGACCTGCTTCTCGAGCAGATCAACCTTGGCTATAAGCTGACCGTATTGGATGGGGTCTATATCTGACATGGTTAGTCCTACTTCTTAACACCGGCACCTGGCTCAAGCCTGCGCTTCATTTTTTTGGCTTCAAACATTTGGCCGAGTTTGCCAGCCCCGCGAGTTGCAAGCGGTGGCAAACCCTTTGCAGCAAGAGCAACATCTGCTGCGCCAGTTATCATGCCGCCGCCTTGTTGAGCAAGCTGGGAAACAAAAGTGTTTGAGTTGTTTACAAAAGATCCGGTCGGTTGTGCTTTGGTCTTGTAAAGCACGTCGCCAAGCACGCGTAAATCTTCAACCGTTTCCGGTTTTGCTCCAGCCTTGAGCTTTTCTTCAAGAGCCTTGAAGTTCTTATTGTACGTTGCTTGATTGACGTTTGACTTTTCTACCAAGCCACCTTTTTCACGCAGATGATTAATCAGCGCAGACTCTACGTTGAGCGCACCCGTTGAGCCTTCGCCAAACGTGTCACGCATCAATCGCACTTGACTGACTGGTGCCGTTTTGGAAAACACGTGTTTTTCCATAAACGTATCAGGTGGCGCACCATTAACCGCAGCATCGTATGCTGGATCTGCCGCTAGAGCGTCAAACCGTTCTTTAGCTGCGCTTCTAGCTTGATCGGCAATAGATTTTAAACCTTGCGCTTCTTGCAACAGCGGCAAATCCTCAAGAGCCTGTCGAACCAAGCTCAGAGCATATTTAGTGTTGCCATCTCCTGCTCTATCTGCTTTCCGCATATCAGCAGCAAGATTTGTTCTCAGTGCTTCAAACTTCTGAAACGTCAAAGGTTGGCCAGATGCAAACTTTTCTAGGTCGTTCTTAAACGATTCTGGCAAATATTCTGATTTCAGATTTTCATCAAGCAAATTTCTTGCGTTCTGCACAAATTGAGGTGCATCAATCGGGAAGCTGCCACCAGCGGCATCTTTCAGCGCTTTGTATTTTTGATTGATGTCTAAATTTCTAGCGTTATCAATTGCTTGGTATTCATTGATCTGTCTGACTCCGTGGTCATACATCGACCCGCCAACCTCGTTTTGGGTTGCTCGTTCGTGCAAACGATCCACTGCCGATTTTAGCTTTGCATCCTGCTGGCTGAATCGTTCAGAAAGCGCAGGGTATTTGCCGCGCTCGTTCATCTCAAACGACAAGGCACCAGGGTTTTGAGTTGCCTGCCCTTCTGTAAAGAAATCAGGACCAAGACCAAGACGCTCTGCTTGCAAATGGCTTTCCAATGCAGGAAGATTGATTTGGTTACGCGGAATCTTGCTAAGTTTGGCTTGCAGTTGCGGGCTCGCCTGTGCAATTGCCGCGTTCACAGCAGAAAGATCCGTTACCGCTGCCGCTCCAACGCTTCCTGGTGGCGCAACAATGCCCGCTGCTGGGGCTACGGCTGCTTGTGCTTGCTTGACTTTTGTAGCTTGCAATTCGCGCTGCGTCGGCGCATTAGCAAGTTCAGTCAGCGCTTGCTCTTTTGCAACCGTTGCCTGCTTTTCTCCACGTCGCTGAGCCTGTCGAGCCTCAAATCCAGCCCTCAGATCACCTTCCGCAGTCGGAGCCAGCGCAGGAGGTTTAGGACCGATGCCGGGCTCAACCCGTGGTGCCGCTGGCTTGGCTGCAAACTGATCGCGTAACGCCTGCTCTGCGCCATAAGTCGCTGCGCCAACTCGCTGGCCAACCTTAGCAGCACCAGGAGCCGGTAGCAGACCCAAAGAGCCGATCATATTCTCAACATCGCCAACCGGAATGCCGGTTTTTTCAGCGATCCAAGCTGCACCCTTGCCGACGTTCTCGCCGATGTAATTTGTCAGTCTACGGGTTGCTTCGGCTTTGTAAGCTGGATCTTCGCTGATACCCAGAGCCCGGCCAAATGGGTCTGTACGCTTTTCAACAAACTCTTGCACCGATTTTTGAGCTTCGGCAGCAGGGACGCCCATAGCACGTTGTATTGCATAGCTTCCTTGACCAACAAGACCAGTAAGACCGCCAGCAGCAACGTCAGCCATACTGACGATGCCTTTCCCTAGATCGGCTGCGGTGCCGATCTTAAACTCCGTCTTTGGCTGTGCTGGTTGCTGAACAACAGGAGTGCCAGGTATCTGATCTGGCGTTGCCGCTGTCGGCGCTGCTGGTGCAGGTTTTGGTGCCAGCCGTTCGCGCATAATCTTGCGCACCAGATCGCCCTCTGGCACGCCCGAAGAGCCAAACGGTGACGGTTTTGATGCTGCTTTTGCTGGCTCTTCGGCTTTCTCTGTGCCGAGAATCAGTGCGCTGATCTCATCAGTTGGCGCCTTCGCTTGCCGAGCTAACGCAGCGTTGAATTTGTTGATGTAATTGCTTGGGTCTTTGGTGATATAACCGCCATACGCAGCTAGACCCTTGTTAAGATCGCCCCCGTTCTTGTCAACAAAGTCTTGCAAATGTTGCCGAGCAACCTCTCGAGATTGTGGTTCGTTGAATGGGTCAAATTTGACGCCCTTGGCAGCGTAAGACGCAACGGTGCTGGGCATAAACTGATACGCGCCCATCGCTCCGGTGTCTTTGTTTACCGCCTTCGGGTTGTTGCTGCTTTCAATTTCGCGCAACGCATCCATGTGGGCGTTGGTAACAACAGTCTTGGATGGTTTCCCAAGAATCAGCTCTGAAACTTCATCCATTACAGCGATCCAGTTTGCTCAAGACGCAGGATGTTCTGATACTTTCGATTAAACTCTTCGCGCTCTTTTGGCGTGGCATTTTTCAAAATTTCGTTTGCCGCTTTGATGCGCTCAGCCTTATCTTGGATGAGCTTCGGCAAAGCCATAATCTCAAAAATGCGAGAGTCGGCATTCTTTGACCAGGTTTGCTTGAACGCATTATGGTTTGCGTCGCCATATTTCTGAGCGAAGTTTGCTGCCGCCCTGCCTTCAAGCTCGGTTGCCAACACGTCGGCATAGGAACGCCTGGCAATAGATTTGAGCACGTTCGGAGGATAGGTTTCGTCACCGTTGGCGTGCCTAGCAAGAGCCTGCCCAGAGACGGTATCTAGCGAGCCACCCTTGGATTGAATCATCCCGATCTGCACGTTGGCCAAATCTTTTGACAGTTGCTTGTAGTCCTCACTGCCAAAGAACCCGCGCACGTTGCGCTCCATCGCCCCCGCCGCACCTGCTTGGAAAATTGACTGCTGCTGGATCTTGTTGGCTTTGTCAATCACTTCTTCGATGCTGCGCCGAGCCGAAGTCATTGCCGGTTGCATGGCCACTAAGTCGCCAACGTATTTCTGACCAGCGGCTCGGTCAGGTTCTTCGCCTTGCACCGGCAGGAACGGTTGACCGGGAACCCGCACGGGATAGCGCAACGGCGGGCCACCCATGGCTTCAGCAGTGACGCCTTTCGATTGCGCAGGAGCAGCAAGCTGTTCTTGCGGAACGCCTGCGCCGAGCTTGTTTGCCGGCCCCGTCTCAACCTGGCTGAGATCCATAGGACGCTGCTGAATGCCCGTTGACAACGGCACGCCACCAGTCTGCACGCCTT